TCGCAGCTACAAAAAAAGTTAAAACAGTGCTTGACAAATACCACAAAGTATGATAGGATATACTTATAAAATTGAAATGAGGTCAATATTATGAAATATAATGAAAAACAGATCGAGTTCCTAACTCTTGCTCAAAAAGAGTATGGTGACCAGATCACAATGAAACAAATCAAGGACTTAGAAGCAAAACATAATTTGTCTGATAATAACTGGTTTGTTTCAAAAACTTTTAGACTATCACGAGGTGTCTATAAAGTACCATCTATTGATGGTGAAGTTTCTGTACCAGAAGTAAAAGTGGTAGAGAAACCTGCTAAAATTTCTAAAACATCTAATGCCGCTGAGGAAATCACTCCTAATAATGAAGTGACCTTTGTTCCTTGGGGTCATTATAAAGATATTAAATCTGTAGTTAAGTCCAAGATTTTTTATCCAACTTTCATTACTGGTCTATCTGGTAATGGTAAAACATTAAACGTATTACAGGCATGTTCTGAATTAAAAAGAGAATGTATCAGAGTTAACGTGACTATTGAAACAGACGAAGACGATTTACTTGGTGGTTTCAGATTAGTCAACGGCGAAACTGCCTGGCACGATGGTCCAGTTGTTGATGCAATGAAAAGAGGCGCGGTTCTTCTTTTAGATGAGATCGACCTTGCTTCAAATAAGATCATGTGTTTACAACCTATTTTAGAAGGTAAGGGTGTGTTCTTAAAAAAGATTAACGAATACATCGAACCCGCTAAAGGTTTCAATGTGATTGCGACTGCCAACACTAAAGGTAAAGGTTCTGATGATGGTAGATTTATCGGTACCAATGTTCTGAACGAGGCGTTCTTAGAAAGATTCCCGATTACTTTCGAACAGTCTTATCCTACAGTTAAGATCGAACAGAATATCGTTCTGAAAGTATTTGAAAGTCTTGGTATCAAAGACAAAGAGTTTGCTGAAAACTTAGTTAAGTGGGCAGACGTTATTAGAAAAACTTTCTATGACGGTGGTATTGATGAGATTATCTCTACCAGAAGACTAGTTCACATTGCCAATGCTTATGCAATCTTTAATAATAAGATGAAGGCAATTCAAGTTTGTACCAACAGATTTGACGAAGACACTAAAAACAGTTTCCTTGACCTGTATACCAAAGTCGATGCAGGTGAAGACCTTAGTCAATTAAATCAGACTGAGGAACCAGTTTCCAATGATAGTGAGGAGAACGAACAATATTAGTATGAACAAAACTGATCGTTCAAAACCTATCCGTAATGTAGACCTCAATCAGGCGTCTTCCAAGGCGCCTGACACTATGACTGAAGACGAACATTATTACAAATCATTCTTTGAAAGTATTAATGAAAAACTCTCAGTCATGGACGATGAGGTTGAAGAAATACTTGGATTTAAAGTTCAAGATAATACAGAGAGTTTAAACAGATTATACAAACTTATCAACAATATAATTAAATCAACTCCTGTGATTAAAACCGATTACATTGGTACATTGGTAAAAAAATTTATGAATGAAGTGGCACATACACATCAAGGCATGATGATTGAGGCGAAAAAAGATGGTAGAGAAAAAGGTGTTGTTGACATGGAAACAAAGTATCGCCAAGAAATGAATAGTATGGAAGATGATATATCAGATTTAGAAAGAGATAACCAAGGTTTGGTAGAAGAAGTAAAACGTGTAAATGATAAGTACCAGACATTAAGAGATCAATATAAAGACGAAACATCTAAACTAAAACTTGAAGTAAAAAGATTAACAGATTTGATCGATGGTGTTGAAAAACCTAAATCAAAAGAAGTGAAGTGGTCAATTTAAGGGGGTGATTAATTGACAACACAAATAAATGTAAAAGTTTTCAATAATAATGTTGAGAAAGCAATTCGTGTTCTGAAAAAGAAAATGCTCAAAGAGGGTATTATCAGAGAATTGAAAGAAAGACGTTATTATGAAAAACCATCAGAGAAGAAACTCAAAGAACAAAAAGAGAATATTCGAAGATGGAGAAAAGCACAAAAACGAAGAATGGAGCGTGATTAATATGCTAAAATCGTTTTTCAATATACTTAGTGACACTTTGTCAACTGAGGAAAAACAAAATGTCGTAATGACATCAACAAATAAGGAGAATAGTAAAATGGGTAGAAAAGCACTAACAAGAACACAGAAGTTCTTAAATGCACTACTAAGAGGTGAAGCCATCTCATGGAAAGAAAGCCAATCTAAATTTGGTTTTAAATCTCCAAGAACTGTCGTTGATGGTTTGAGAAGAAAAGGCTACATGGTCTATATTAACAAGACCAATAAAGGTACATCATATAAAATTGGTGCACCAACTAAAGAAATTATTGCAGCTGGTTTAGCCGCAACAGGTAATTTAGTATATACTAGTTAATTTATAAAGGGGAGTTATCGCCCCTATATAGTTTATAGGCAGTTCTGTAAGTCCTATATTGATGCCTCTCGGTATCAAATTAGGGGGTGCTGGTGACGCACCCCCACTTGAAAAATAATAAATAGTCACTATATACATTATAGAACGCCTTTTTGGGTTCTATAATATGCCGCATAAGGAGGGCAACAAAACATGACACTAACTACATTCAATAAACTGAGACCATTTTCAATTGGTTTCGATTCACTTTTTGACGATTTTGACAGGCTCTTAGATACACCTGCACCGTCATATCCACCATACAATTTAATTAAATCAAAAGATGGTGAAAACTATAAAATACAATTAGCACTTGCTGGTTGGGACAAAGATTCTGTTGATGTTGAAGTCAAAGAAAATACCCTAACAATCAAGTCCAAAAAAGATGAGAATGAAAGTTTTGGTGATTATCTATATAAAGGTATTTCAACAAGATCATTTGAAAGGTCTTGGACACTATCTGAGGAGATGAAAGTTCAAGGTGCTAAATTTGAGAATGGGTTATTGGAGATTTCTTTAGAGAAAATTATTCCTGAAGAAAAGAAACCAAGAACTATTGATATAAAATAAAAATTTTAACTTGGGGGTTGACAACAACCCCCTTTTGTGATATAATATATTATGATTTTTAAATCTTCCAAAAAATTAATATTTTATTGCACGATTGAAGGTGTTGAAAAAACAATGCCTATTATATCATCAAAAGAAATAAAATATGATTGGATAAAACGTCTTACCTCTTCTTTTACAGATAAAAATTTAGATGTATCATCAACTTTCACAGACGGAAAAATAAGAAATGCCTCAAGATGTCCAGGTATATTTCAGATTAAAAATCAAGGTTGGATTCTTAGGGCATGGCAAGACATTGAATTGTCTTTAGATGATCCTGAATACAAATGGAGAACGCCACTTAATCAATTAAATTTATCTGAGGGTAGAGGTCAAGAGGATGTTACCCATCATGCTGAAATGGTGTTAACAGAACACTTTGAACATTGGCCAGAAAATGCTTTCTCTCAGATATTGAAAATTAATACACCTTGGTGTGTTAAGGTACCAAAGGGTTATGTTTTAAATCAGTTTCACCCATCATACTTAGATGATGATCGATTTACTTCTCTACCAGGAACATATGCACCAGAGTATGGAATAGGAACACTAAATGTTCCAATGATATGGCATAGTAAAACGGGCAGATTTTTGATAAAGGCTGGAACACCTATTGCTCAGTTAATTTTAAGTAAAAAAGAAAACATACCATTTGAAAATAAAGTTATTGATAATCAGTTTAAAAAAGAATTGAAAATACAAGATATATTAGAAAATATGAATTTTAAGAGAGTTTATAAAAATATTATTGACTATTACAAGAAAACATGATATAATGGTGACTGATGTTTAAATATGATGAACAGAAAATTATAAAAGAAATAGAAGACTATATTGAATCTACATATGGTCAACACTATTCTTCTAAAGATATTCAAGTGCAAGACTTATTTCAATCGATAGGTATTGCATCGGATTTTTGTCGTGGTAATGCGATGAAATATCTTGCCCGTTATGGCAAGAAAAATGGTAAGAGTGAAAGTGATTTATTCAAAGCCATACATTACATTATATTATTGATAACAAGTGAAAGGCAAATACAACATGCAAATAAGCGAAAACACTAGAGAAGTGTTAAAGAATTTTGCTGAGATTAATCAAAACTTACTAGTTAATCCTGGCAAGAAACTTTCAACAATCTCTACAATGAAGAACATCTTAGCGAAGGCTGAGATTGAAGAAGAATTTCCACAAGAAATGGGTATCTATGATTTACATGAGTTTCTAGGCACCCTTGGTTTGTTCTCTAAACCAGTGTTGAAGTTCGATGAGAAGAATATGGTAATCAATGAAGATGGTGTTTCTACAAAAACGAAATACTATTTCAGTGATCCATCTGTGTTAGTGGCACCAACAAAAGATATTAAAATGCCACCAATTGATGTTTCATTTACAATAACACAAACAGACCTATCAAAGGTCAAAAAGGCATCTGCCGTTATGCAGTTGCCAGATATTACTGTCACAGCAAAAAGTGGTGGTGATATATTCTTAACAGCAGTTGATAGTAAAAACTCAACATCAAACGATTATTCAGTCAAAGTAGGAGAAGAAGCACCTGCAGACTTTACTTTTCATTTTAAGGCAGAAAACTTTAAATTAATTGATGGTGATTATGATGTCGAAATATCTAAATCACTAATCAGTCATTTTAAACATAGATCCAAAAGTGTAGAGTATTGGATTGCATTAGAACAAACATCTAAATACGGTAGTTAATCGTGGTTGAAAACGATAACTTCTTATGGGTTGAGAAATATCGACCTCGCAAAATAGATGATTGTATTCTACCAGATTCACTGAAGAAAACTTTTCAGACGTTTCTAAAACAAGGTGAAATACCTAATCTCTTGTTATCAGGCACAGCAGGTACGGGTAAGACAACAGTTGCTCGTGCCTTGTGTGAAGAATTAGGTTGTGATTATATTATACTGAATGGTTCTGATGAAGGTCGTTCGATTGATACTGTAAGAAATAATATTAAAAACTTTGCTTCGACAGTATCGTTGGCAGAAAGTTCTGGTCCTAAAGTTGTCATTATTGACGAGGCAGATTATATGAATCCAGAATCAGTTCAACCTGCGTTAAGAAACTTCATAGAAACATTTTCTAAACACTGTCGATTTATCTTTACCTGTAATTTTATTAATAAGATTATTGCACCAATACACTCAAGGTGTACTGTTATTAATTTTAAAACAGATAAAAAAGATAAAACAAAGATGGCAGGTGGTTTTCATAATAGATTAAAAGATATATTGGATAATGAAAATGTTGATTATGATAATAAAGTTCTTGCCGAGTTAATTATCAAACACTATCCAGACTTTCGTAGAACAATCAATGAATTACAAAGATATTCTGTATCAGGTAAAATTGATACTGGTATTCTTGTTTCACTAAATGAAT